ACCACCCAGTTTACGATCCTTCTCAGGATCGGGATGCCAGAAGTCACCACGCTCATTCAGCATCTTGTCTTCTTTCTGCAAGCGTGCAGCACGCTTTGCCTTAGCCTTGGCAAGGATTCTTGCACGGGCATCATCCTGTTCTTTCTTAGGAATAGCAGTGACAGCACCGACCTTCTGGTCAACGTCACCAGGTGCATAACCCTCTACGTTGAGAGTCTCAGGATAATCCTTGTCACCAGGTTTGGCAGGTTTCTCACCACGCTTACGCTTGGCATGGATGTTTGCCCACAGTCCTTTCTTCTTCTCAGTCAGTTCCTGACCTTGATGCTCAACATGCTCACCATGTGAACCTTCTTCCAGGACTTCCAGTGTGGAGACATCTACACCTTTCTCGATGCCATGCTCAAACATCACGTCATACCATGCGACGTTACCCTCAGCATCAGGGATGGCGTGCTGACCGTAGATACACTCTCCAACACCCCACTGTTCAGAGCATACCTTCTTAGCACAGTTGTGCATGGTCTTCTTGTCTGCCTTGACGCAATCTTTCTTTGCTTCTCCAATGATGGCACCTTTGCCATGCTTCTTGCGGATCTCTGCCTTGACATGATCAAGTGCAGACATGCCATCATACTTTTTCTTCTGAGGCATAGGTTTGGGTTGCGAACCACCAGATCTAGCAACAGATTTACTACGAGGACGCCAGGTGCCACGCTCCAACTGACGATCTTTCATGCGATCGTAATCTTCCTCGTTAATAAATTCTTCTTTTTTCATTGGTAATCCTTTGTGTTTGGTGGAAGCAAACTTCTTTACGTCGGAACGCTTGGCGGTGGCAGCAACTTTGGCAACCTCAGGCGAGGGATTCTCCATCTCTCCTTTCTGAGCCGCTCTAACCATCCCGAAGAACCTTTGTTGTTTTTTGGAGACGGCGGGCATTTACTGTCTCGCGACTTTTGTGCATTTGAGTCCTGATCCATCGATAGTCTCCAAAGCATCTTTTTCAAGATAGAGAACACCACCTGCTTCAATGCTGGCGTTTCTGCTACCCAGAGCAACATACTTAGTACCATCACCACGGGCAGAGACCACAGCAGCATCGTCTACGACCAGAACAATGGTAGCGTTGGTGTCATTCACGACACGAACGGCAGTAGCCTTGCTCAGGTTGGTTGCGGAACTAAGGGTAACCTCAGTTGCCATTACTCGGACTCTATCCATGGGTACAATACAACGGTGCTTTTACTATTTATCTTGTTGTTGTTTTAGAAACTTAGCGAGATCCGCTGTGCTTCCTACAAACATTGTGTTGTTAGTGGTGTTGACTTCCTTAGTAGATCCTTTTGGATTCTCAATGTCAGCGACCTTCTTTTGGAGATCAACCAACTTATCAGCAACATCACCTACGTGTTTGATCAACTGACCAGCAACTTCAAACGCTCTGGGTTGATCAGATTCTTGTGCAAGTTCCAGGATGCCATCAACTGCTTCCTGTCCTTTTTCTATCAGGGAATACAGATTCCCACGAGTATACTCATAGTCTTTCTTCAACTGTTCCTTTGTAGAAGTAGGAGGTTCTACTGGTACAGGAGCGGTTGTTTCGACTGGGACGATATCTGTTTTAACATCGAGGGCATCCTCAATGCCATCAAACTTACTCGTCTTGTCCTGTGGTCGGGTTTCGTGAGAGTCCATCTGTAAATTCACTGTATAGTTCATTAAATCCGAAGTTATCATCTTCATCAACGAAAGCATGATCTGCCTCGTTGATCTTATGTAACGCAGCACCATTGAGGTGTGATGCTTCGGTTGTGTTATTCCATCCACGAGTGACGTAGACTTTGGTGCCATTGATCTTAGAGATACGCATGACCTCAGTGTCAATCTGAATGTTAGTATTGACTGCAAGATCAGCAGCAGATGCTACGTTAATGATGCCATCATTATCATCACACGCCGATGTCAACGTTGTTGTTGCATCGGAGTTCCTGTCAGTAAGAGATGCAGGAGTAACCTGGTAACGTACTTCTCTCGGTGCAGTCTTGACTGCATCGGTAGCGTAGTCCACGATCGCCTTCTGAATAATTTCGCCAGCGTTCTCTTGAACAGGACCGTAAAGGAATGTCTTAGCAGTAAACTGCAATGTGTAGATCAGAGTACGACGTGTGTCGTAGTCTCCTTCATACTGATCATCATATTGAATATCAGTAAGAGTGATAGGATAGTCTCTCTTTTCTCCTAGTTCTGGCACCAGGTTCATGGTGACATTAAAACTAGGTTGGAAGAATGGTAGAACCTGTTCGAGGATTTGCAAACCATCATCTTGGTTTCTACTCAGGATTGCCAATTCAAAGTTGATGTTATAAGGGATTGGCATGAACGCCTTTGTGGGCGTACCATCAGACTTGACGTTTCTGATATACTGTGTGGGAGATACCTTACGAGTTGGGTCATAGGTAATTGCTTGAATCTCAAATGAAATTCTAGGCAGTGTGATCTGTACCTGATCTCTCGTAGACAGGTCACCAACTTGGCGCAGACGTGCAAGGAACTTGTCCTTAGGTCCATATGCCAGAGGCACTTTCATCACCTCAGTCTTAGATCCAGACGAACGCTTGATCTCGATATTATTGAATAGTGTGCCAAAGGCAACCACGGTTTTTTTAATAATACCGTGGTAAGAATATGTTCCTAACATTAGATAGTGCTCCCTTTATTACCATACTCACCGAACGGATTAGACTGTGTAAAGTCTAGGATGTCATCTGCATCATATTCGATGGCATAGTTTTGGTCGTAATCAGAGTTCACATTATTTATAGTGTTATAAGTGAACGTTGACCAGACAGCAGAACTTGTATCTCCTGTCATGGTTTCACCAGATGAGAAGCGACCACTTCTGTTAATAAGGATGAGAGTTCTAGTAGCAGGATCCCAAGACTTGACCTCGGCGGTTGTATTGGTAGTACCACCAGTGACAGTCTCACCTACTGTGAATGTACCAGTGCCACCTTCTGCCATAACCATACCAACAGCGTTGGCAAAGTTGGTTTCGATAGCATCCACTTCTGCCACACCAGTATCGATGTCCTCGTCGCTGTACTCGAACAGTTCGCAACGTAGACCCCATGTATACACCTTACCTAACTGGAAGAAAGGTTGTTCGTGCTCTACATACTGGATCTGGAATGTCTTACCCACCATAGGGAAGTGAATCAGATCTCCTTCATTAGGACGACCCTCTACAATAAGAGTAGCGTTGTCATCTACTGCTGCTGTAAAACGTCGCTTGGAAATGATGAAGGTAACTTGGTCTTGAATTCTGACACCAAACTGTGAAAAGATATCGCCGTCGCCCCTAAAACCACCAGCATCTTCAAGATAAACTTCCACTTCAAAGGCACCTGTGTATTTTGACAAGGTGTCTTCTCCGAAGACGCTATCTTCTTTGACGAGAGTTCTTGGAATGTAATAGACGTTCTTGCCGAACATCTTAATTTGCTCATCGACAAGATCCTGCACGAGACCTTGCTCTCCTGTTGTACCCTGGGTGAAGAAACTGTTAAGTGCCATATCATCCGATCATGTCTAGGGGTGGAGTTTCCCAGTTGGTACGCAGTTGCTCATCGAGAATCTTCAACTCTTCGACAGCATCGTTGTAGATCATCTCTCCATTGAGAGTGACACCACCTGGCATTTGGACATTCTGGAACTTGGTCAGGTTCTGACCCCACTGCTTCTTGATCTTGGCAGTGGCATAATCTTTCAACCACATCTGGTTATAGATCTCTGTCCATGTGGTAGGATCGAGAGCACGATAACATTTGATAATAACGTACTGATCTTCCAAGGCATCCTCAGACCAGTCGAAGTCCAGATAAACTTTGTTCTGCACCTGGTTGAATCTGATCGGTTTCATACCTTCCAGGATGAAGTCGATACTTTCCAGGTGTTGTTGGATCATGTAGTAGTGATAGAACTGTGTAGACGTGAAGTCATACAGATCATTCAGTCGCATCTGATAACGAATATCAAACATGTTACGAGTACCTTTGTCGGTAAACGTAAAGATGCCTTCCACGGCAGTCACATGATCAGGGACAGACAGATATGTATTCTGTTCGGACCACTGAGTCGTACCATCTTTTCCAAGACTATTGGTATTAGTCTTACCTGCCTGAATATCAGCAGCAGTGAAGAGGTGCTTCAAGTAAACACGCTCAGCACCTTCGTAGTGATATGTTTGGAACTTT